AAGCTTTGAAACGTCTGAGTCATGCCGCCTCACTCTCTTCCTCGCCTTCACCAAAGAGCGTCGCTCCGATGATGTCTCGAGGGACGGGATCGCTGAAGTTACCCTCATACACGCGATCCCACGCCTGACCGAGCCGATTCCACGTGCAGCGATTCTTTGTCTGGCCGGCCTGCCCGATAGATGCCCAATGCTCATTGGACCAGGTGAAGCCACCATCATCCGACCAGCGCAGCATCATCTGGGGATTGGATCCTTGGCCAGTCTGCAGACCCACGCCGGGGGTGAATTCAATCTGCAAGCGGCTCTGAAATACACGCTTGCGATCCTCTCGAGACCAGATGTGCGGAGTACGCCGCTGACACCTCAAAGGGTTGCCTGCATCGGTGTAAAACTTGCGAGACATCTGGTGAACCTGCCCAGTTTGATAATCACCGACCAGGCGCAAATTCTGGAAGTCCACGTAACAGTTGCTACGATGCCGGTGATACTGGCCGAGCGTCTGATCGTACGACAGCCGCTGATGCCAAACCGGATCGCCGTATTTACGACTCGCGGTCATATCCCAGCACCATGTAACGTCAGCAGTGGGGAATGTGAGCACATAGAAGAGGTGCCCTTCCTCTTCGTATGCGTACCCGATCGCATCTGAGACGAGCGGGTAGCCAGAAATGGCATGCTCGACCGCGTGATTGGAGATGCGTTCCCAGCCGTATTGGGCTGTGATCACCACCATGTTTTCGCCCTGCTCGTTCTTCGCGAGCCAGATAAGAGATGGCCCGATGCGTGAGATTGAATGCTTGGCGGCGCACCCGATCTGTGGACCCACTCCGGGGATGCGAGCAAACGCGAAATTCTGGCCGCCTTGCTGATACCAGACCTCCGAAGTCTTTTCACCGATCAGCCACGCTTCGCGGTTGTGCTCGTAGATCGTCACGAGATTATCGGTCGATGAGTCCTTCAGGGCATTGAAGGAGGCGGGGAATGTCAGGGTGTAGGTGACGGGCCCATTGGTCTGGAATGTCCGGGTACCATCATTGTTGACCAGCAGCCACCCTTCGATAAACGCCAACCGACTCGGCGCGGCAGGTAGTCCGGGATCGGTCAATTGTCCGAATGCCGGGATGGTCAGTGTGATCGTTTCAGACGCATTGGTTCCAGTGGCAGCCGCCGACATCGTAATGTTCGGCGTACTGTAGTTGATGGAACTGATGTACGTATTCGCCGGGATATTCCCGCTGTCACTCAAGGTCGCGACCGTGCTCATCAAGAGCCCGACAGGCAACGTTCCGGGCAATGAGATAGTCGTGCTACCCGACGTCACACCGCCCGTGAACTGGAATGTCCCAGCGCCAGCAATGCGGTAGTAGTAGGCATACTGGCCATCGACAATGAGAGCGTACCCACCTGCAACACCGCTCGTCGTCGTGACTGCGACGCCGTTGTCGCGGATACAGACTGGCCCATTGTTGGTGAGCAACGTTCCTACCTGCACTACGGACACTTGAGCGATGGATGTCTGCGTGGCCGGTACGGTCATCGTCATGAGCCACAACTGACTACCGGACACCCACAGACACTGCGTTCCGCCCGGCAGTACCCAGGCTCCACGGACGGGACTGCTGGAGAGCAGAGTCGCGAATGGGTTCAACCCCGGACAACCCAGCAGCGCCATCGGCATTTTCGATGCTCTGGAACCGCTGATCTCGAGATACCAGTTGATGAGTCGTTGAGCATCCTGCAGCAGCATCGGAGCTTCGTAGGCAGGACCCACGAACGAAAAGTCTGCGGCGGCATCGCTCATCAGTTGAAGCCTCCGTGGAGTATCCAGCCCGCGTCTGTGCGGTTCGATTTCACGAGGTCACGGTCGTAAAAGGCTTGAATGGCGGGGCTTGCATTCAACGCTCGGATCATCGCAAGCGATTCAGCGGCCTGCTTTACCAACAATGCCCCTGCGCTCTTGCCGTATTCCGGCGCTAGTTCCAGGGCGAGATTCTTCTTGATTGCCCGCGCATAGCCCTGGGGCAAGTTGATTGACTGCGTGAGAGTGGTGAAGTCAGAAAGGATCGTATCCGTGAAGAGATGCAACTGGCCCGGCCCCGAGGGATTCGGATAGAAGTACACATTCCCGAGCGGGAACGTTGGGTTGTACCAGCCGACAATCGGCCATGGCGCCTGAACTGACTTGAGACCGATCGCGTTGTATTTGTCCCGGCCGCCCTCGAAATCGATCGGGTAATCCAATCCGCCGCCGGCCGTCGTGATGCGGGTGAATCCGTTCGTGATACGAAGCGGACGCGGGATAGCGAAATTGCCCGGTGTCGTGTACGTGATGGTCTCAGCAGATGAGACGGTGAAGAGCGCATTGGCGCTCATAGTCACAGTCCCAGCCCCCGCATTAAAGGCCAGCACTGTCGCGCCCGAGGGGATCGCCGCCTGAACATCCGTCAACGCCCCACCTACAACAAGGTTCGAAGGCACCGTGACGCCGGAAATGGTCGGCGATCCCGAAACGAGAGTTCCGGTAAACGTTCCACCAGTCGGATTGCCAATGGTGTATTGATATTGGCCCGCAGTAAACGTCAGGATGTTCTCGACCTGACTGTAGATGGTGAGATGGTCGATCGACCACGACTCAAGCAGATCGTTTAGGACCTGCAGCGCATCCGCCGAGTCCTGCGCGTTGGGGGTCTCGCCTGCCGCCAGAACCTTGATATTCCGCAACGCGCCCGTAATCAGGTCGAGCGCGCTGGTGGTGACCGCAGCCACTTATACAATCGCGGTCGGGAATACCGAAAGATTCAGATTCGCATTCTCCATGCGAGTCACCTGGAACAGGATGATGTAGTTGCTCTGCGCTCCGATCGTTGAGCCAGTCGAATTGATGAACTGAACCGTCACCACGCCATTGGCCGCGCACCAGGCCGAACCGATAGACAGGCCGGCTACGTGTGTCTGCGCCTGAAGGTCAATCATGTCATTGACCAGAAGACCAGGGATGTTGTACGTCGTGGTCGTGGAGGTGTTTGCGTTGACAGATGGGGTCGTAACGCCAGCGGAGGAGCCAAGTACTCCTACCACTTGCAGTTTCGTGTTGCCGCCCACTTCGGTTGTGCCACCGGGCATGGAGTGCTCCTAAAAGAGGGGGGCTCTCGCCCCCCGAGGTTTGCTAGGTTGGGTTACGACGCCGTGACGACGGCTGCCGGCAGGTTGCCGAGCGTGCCTGGGGCGGTCGTGACGCTCTGAATCACGCGTCCCACGGTGATGCGGTATGTCCCGGATGCAGGCGTGAGAGACCCGGCAGTCGGGTTCACCCATGTCATGTAGAACTTGTCCGCCGTCGAGCCATCGACGCGCCATCCTGCGATGCCCGTTCCGGCCGTGATGGACGGCGGCGAGATCGCGAGGATCACATCACCCGGCAGAATGCCGGTAGCCGCAGTGGCGAAGGATGCGCCATTCAAGCCGTAGCTCTGTTCGGCCGTGGTGATCGTCGCCACCGCCACCGGGGTGATGGCGACATCGATCGTCTGGACGAACTGGAAGAAGCTGCGCGGGCTCTCGGTGTTGACCGTGTTGATAACGGCCGGTCCTGGATTTGCCATGGTTGTCTCCTCTTAGCCCGCGATCCGGACGCCAAGCTCCGGATACAGCTTCGCCCAGCCGTAGAGCACGTCGAACCGACACGGCAGAGCATCGTTGTTGATGGTGTACTGACGGACGACACGGAAATTGATTCCGGCTTCCTCGTCCACCGCCCTTGCGGCCATATCGACGCCGCCCGGCAGGTCCAGATCCGCGAACGCCAGCGCCAGGCAGTCGCGATGGATTGCCAAGTTCTGTGGAGTGGCCGTACCGGCATATGCCGTGCTGGTGCTGTTGCCCCAGACCGTGATGGCAGCGTTGCTGGCCGGCTGCGCGCTGATGTTCTGGAACTGGCCGCCGTAGATGCCGGCATTGGCGACGTAGAAATCCAGCGCCCCGCCAGAAGTGGAGCTGTACACACCCGTCGTCGAGTTGTACGTGCCGTTGGAGAGGGACGCCGCCGGCGGAATCACCACGAACTGAGCCAGGCGGTTCGAGCCCACGACGCCGCGGTTCTGCGGGTTCACTGCATACACACCGGCGAAGGTCACCACGTCACCCACGGTGAGCCGTGGGTTCGCGGAAGCCGTCCACGAGTTCGACTGCACCAGTCCCGACTGCGCCCAGCCGGAGGCGAGCCATGCGCTCGAGGTGTTGTTCGCCAACGTCGGCGAGCCGCCGCCTGCGCCCACCGAGTACGAGACCACGTTCTGGTCCATGTACCAATCGAAGCCGGCGAAACGCTTCGCCACCAGGCCCTTCTCAATCTGGTCCGCAACGACGGCCTGCGGATTGAACAGACCCTTCACTGAGTCCTGGGCATACGCCATGCTGAAGGGGTCGAGCAGCACGACACGCGTCCCATCCCGTGGCGCGGCCATCGCATCGAGCACCGCGCCCGCGAGCGTGAAGCTCAAGAACGAAGCCGGAGGCGTGCCGGGGGTACCGACCGCGTTCGGAATGTTCTGGTAGGCGAACACGAACCCATCGCGGTCGATCTTGTTGGCGACCGTCGCCACCGCTGGGTTGATGATGCGCTCTTTGAAGAGATCGACCGACGTAGCCAGATCTGCCGTCGTGAACTGCACGTCGACGTGGAATTGTGTCGTGAGTGTGACGGGGATGTAGGTCTCGTTGGTATCCTCGACGTTGAGAGCAGGCCCCGTGGTACCGATGTATCGCGGAGGCTTGCGAACGTTGACGGTGTAACCGATCTTGGCACCCGACAGAGCAAACTGGTCTGCGTACTGGCGGTTGACGTGATCGGCGAGACACAGATCGTTCTCAAGGACCATCAGGCCCTCGTTCGTGATCTGCGAAATCGTGATCAGGTTATTCGACACAAAAGTCTCCTAGACTTCAGTGCCTTCTGCGTCCGCTGGCTCGTATCTGCTCGAGTCGAGCCGTGCGGTAGTCCTTGAATGACATCGGCTTGGAGAGATCCGTAGCGACAACGCCAGGAGACTCTCTCAGCCGCGCAATGGGCGCTGGAGTCGATTTGGTTTCAGGGGGTGCCGGCGTGACCGGCGTTTCAGTCGTGGAGCCAGAAGCCGCAGGCTTCTTGACAAGTTTGTCTTCGATCTTTCCGAGTTCCAGCAACGCCTTGGCGACGGGCAACGCAAAGATGCGTTTCTCTTCGTCCGGGTTTTTCGCAAGGTGATACGCGATATGCGCCCCAACATCCGATTCGTACATCGCGGCCTTGATGTGCGCCGGGATATCTCCCCGCGTACGTCGGTCGGCCTTGTCGATGACTTCCTGAAAGTCAGGGAAATCGGCCATGGCTTTGGCCACTTTCGCGGCCATCGCGGCTTCTGCCTCGCGTGCGGCTTGTTCCCGGCGAGCTTTCGATTGCTCGGCCTCAAACTCGCGCCGCGCCTCGCGGCGGTTCCATGCGAGAAGGTCATCCTCGTACTTCTCCGAGTCTTCGTACTTCGTACGATCCGGCCGTGGGTCTTCCGTTACCTTCGGTTTCTCTTCCGCCTTGGGTTGCTGTTGTGACTTCAGCGCCGCGAGTTCACCCTCGAGTCGCAATCGCTGTTCGTACTCGGACTGAAAAGCCTCATCGAGCTCGTGTCGCTCTTTGACCAACTCATCAATCCGAGCCTGAACGTCGCTTCTCTTCTTGGGCTCCTTGCGTTCGGCCGGTTGCGCGCCGGGATCCGGCGCACCGGTGTCGAGCTTCTCTTCCCCCGAAGTGATCACTGGGTTGCCGGGCGTGGGTTTGCGCTCGGCGCCATCTCCTTCAGCCTTCGCCGGTTCTGTTTTTGCAACAGCGGCGGCGAGCGCTTCGGGTGACGAAATTTCGGAAGCCTTGGGCCGACTGGCGGCAAATTCCGCCAGATTCGCTTGGGTCACAGTCTGAATCGCCATGGATCGCTCCACGTATGAACCCCTGATGCCGTCAGGTGCGGGGCAAAAGGACGCCATCCCGACCGCATGCCAAGCGGTTGGGACGAAATTGGGTGTGTTGACTTACTGGCCCGGCTTCGGCGCGGGCTTCATGGAGGCGATCTTCTCGGACGATGCGCGATCGGCGTCAGAGATCTTCTCGGCGTGCTCCAACTCACGCTCGCCCATCTCGCGCTCATGTGCGCGGTCCAGGTGAGAGTCCAGCATCTTCCCGGCGACATTGATCTCGGCCACGTTCATGGCGGTCGTCGCCTTCACATGCGTGTCGTGGATGGCCGTATGGGCTTTGGTGAGCACATCCTCACGCTTGACACCGAGCTCCATCGCCGTCCGTTCGGTCTCGGCCTGCTCCTTGAGTTGCAGTCGGCGATCCTCGCCCTGCTGCTTCATGTTCTCGATGCCCTGCTTGAACTTGATTTCCAAGCCGGCAGCCTGGAGCTGCTGCTGCAATTGGTGATTCTGCTGCTGCAACCCTGCCACAAGCGATTTCAACTGCTCCGTCGTAGCGTTCTGTAGTTGCTTCTCAGCTTGGGCTGCGGGGATGAGAGACATCACCCGATCAGCAACGCCGTCCGCATCGGGAAAATCGAACTGCCTGAGCACCTTGTCAGCAGCCGATACCGCGATCATCTCGCCGATCTTGCCGGCACCCGTCACGAGCTCCAGAAGCGCTTCCGCGGTCTCCTCCCGCTTGGTCTGGTAGCTCGGTCCGGTATCCACCGTCACGTCATAGCGCCCGACGTGCGGCGGAATCTCGATCATTTCGGACTGCCCGTCCTCTCGCACAATCCGCTGCATCCGACCCGGTGGATAGAAATGCGGGTACAGATCCACCAAAACCCGGCCCAACTGCCGCAACGAGCGCGTCAGGTTGTCGTAAAAGTCAAAATGACTGACATCCGCGAGTCCCTGGCGGCGCTTGATCGCGACCCCTGAGACCACCTCGCCCTTCTTGTCCGCATCCGGGTCATGCGGCATCCCGGCGACGAACAGGAAGTTCGACTGGTTCGACTGGCTCCACTCTTGGAAGCCCTGCGCCAGCGGCGGCGGCTCCTGGCGCACCGGAGGCGGCGCGTACGTGCCATCCTCGAGCCGCACCGGCTTGTACGGGAGAGCGCTGATCGGCTTGCGATTCGCATCGCGCCAGGCCGGCTCATGCCCGTCGGTCTGCCCTTCCGCGACCAGCCAGGGCGCCTTGGGCTGCAGCGCGTAGACCTCGGTCTTCGAGGTCTCGCTGTAGTTGTACATCCGGCCCGGGTCCATCAGATCTTTGACCATGCCCTTGCGGCGGA